ACCGGATGGCCGCGCTGGTGACACCCCTTTGCCGTACATTCCCACGTGCTACTTTAATTTAAATAGTTATGTTTTTTGACTGACCAATACTTTTGCATGTGCGGAGTTTAGATATTTGTGCACAACTTGGCCACCAAGTTTGTGATGATTTGTCTATAAATTTAAATTAAATTCCTATGTGACGTGCCCATACGTAAGTCCAGGATGCCCAAGCGTGATGCCCCGTGGCGTTTGATGGCGGGAACCTCCAAGGTTTCCCGCACTGGCAGTTACTCGTCACATGGAGGTATGGGCCCAAAACCCAACAAAGCTAATGCTTGGGTGAACAGGCCCATGTACAGGAAGCCCAGGATATATCGGATGTATAGATCCCCCGATGTGCCCAAGGGCTGTGAGGGACCTTGCAAGGTCCAATCATATGAGCAACGCCATGATATCTCTCATGTTGGTAAGGTTATGTGTATATCCGATATCACACGTGGGAATGGTATTACTCACCGAGTTGGTAAACGTTTTTGTGTTAAGTCTGTGTACATTTTAGGGAAGATATGGATGGATGAAAACATCAAGCTCAAGAACCACACGAACAGTGTCATATTTTGGTTGGTCCGTGACCGTAGACCATATGGAACGCCTATGGATTTTGGGCAAGTGTTCAACATGTTCGACAATGAACCCAGTACAGCTACGGTCAAGAACGATCTTCGTGATCGTTTCCAAGTTATGCATAGGTTCCATGCCAAGGTGACTGGTGGTCAATATGCAAGCAATGAACAGGCCTTGGTAAGGCGATTTTGGAAGGTGAACAACTATGTCGTCTATAACCACCAGGAAGCTGCGAAATACGAGAATCATACTGAGAATGCATTACTATTGTATATGGCATGTACGCATGCCTCTAATCCTGTTTATGCGACATTGAAAATTCGGATCTATTTCTATGATTCGATAACCAATTAATAAAATTTGAATTTTATTTCATGATTCTCAAGCACTGTATTTACATATGATTTGTCTGTTGCGAAATGAACAGCTCGAATGACATTGTTTAATCCTATGACGCCTAACCTATGTAAATACAATAAAACCAAATGTTTAAATCTATTTAAATATGTCGTCCCAGAAGCTTGAATCGATGTCGTCCAGACTTGGAAGTTCAGGAATGCTTTGTGGAGATCCAGTGCTTTCCTGAGGTTGTGATTGAACCTGACTTGGATGTGGTATATCCTTGTCCTTGTGTATGCTGGATCCTCCACCCGCATGATCTTGAAATAAAGGGGATTTGGAACCTCCCAGATAAAAACGGAATTCTCTGCCTGATGCGCAGTGATGTTCTCCCCTGTGCGTGAATCCATTATCTGCGCAGTTTATGTGGAGAAATATGGAACAGCCGCAGTTCAGATCTATGCGTCGTCGACGAATCGCCCTACGTTTGGCAATCCTGTGCTGTGCTTTGATAGAGGGGGGTTGTGAGGGTGACGAAGATCGCATTATGAATGGTCCAGTTGTGTAAAGCTCGGTTTTCCTCTTTGGCGAGGAAGTCTTTATAACTGGAACCCTCACCTGGATTGCACAGCACGATTGATGGTATTCCTCCTTTAATTTGAACCGGCTTTCCATATTTACAGTTTGACTGCCAGTCCTTTTGTGCCCCAATTAATTCTTTCCAGTGCTTTAACTTCAAATAATTGGGGCTAATGTCATCAATGATGTTGTACTCCACCTCGTTGGAGTAAACACGTGAATTAAAGTCCAGGTGACCACTCAAATAATTATGTGGGCCTAAGGCACGTGCCCACATTGTCTTTCCCGTTCGTGAATCACCCTCGACGATGATACTAATAGGTCTCTCCGGCCGCGCAGCGGCACTGACGCCAAAGTAACGATCAGCCCATTCTTGCATCGCAGCCGGAACGTTCGTGAAGGTGGAGAGTTGAAATGGAGGAACCCATGGTTCCGGAACCTTGACGAAGATCCGTTCGAGGTTAGAACGGATGTTGTGATAATGAAGGACGTAATCTTTCGGCTGCTCTTCCTTTAATATTTGCAGTGCCTGTTCTGTCGACGAGACATTTAGGGCTTTGGCGTATGAATCGTTAGAACTCTGGCAGCCTCCTCGAGCACTTCGACCGTCAATCTGGAATTGGCCCCATTCCAGGGTGTCCCCGTCCTTGTCGATGTAGGACTTGACGTCGGAGCTGGATTTAGCTCCCTGAACGTTCGGATGGAAATGTGCTGACCGGGAAGGGGACACCAGGTCGAACAATCTTTGATTCGTGCAGATGAACTTGCCTTCGAATTGAATGAGCACATGGATATGAGGCTGCCCATCTTCATGTAGCTCTCTGGCAATTTTGATGAATTTCTTATTTGTTGATGTTTGTATATCCCGAATTTGAACAAGGACCTCTTCTTTCGCCAGAGAGCATCTTGGATATGTGAGGAAATAATTCTTCGCTGAAACCCTAAATCTCTTTGGTGGTGGCATATTTGTAAATAAGAGCGAGTCACCAATCGAGCTCCTCTCAAAACTGTCTATATGTTTTGGTGACTGGTGAACAATATATACTAGAACCCTCTATAGAACTCTCAATCCCGTTCGCACACGTGGCGGCCATCCGATATAATATT